ATAATAACCCTCCCCCCCGCCCCCTCCCGGGTGTGGGGAGGGGGGGGGGGTACCCCCCCCCCCAAGGGCTCGGCGGGGCTTCACGCCGTCACTGTACATTTTTTCTCGCGCCAAAACCTAGAAATAGAAGGAGAATGACTTGGAATTAAGAGGAATTGATTATCTGAGGAGGAAACTTGCATCTTGCAGGTCAAGGGTCAATCTGAGATATAAGCATTATGCTATGCAGCATCAGGAAGCGCCAATAGGAATCACGATTCCTCCAAATGTCAGGGCGCAGTATAGGGCGACTTTGGGATGGACCGCTAAAGGTGTGGATAGCCTTGCTGATCGTCTGGTTTTTCGGGAATTTGCCAATGATATCTTTGATGTTACGAAAATTTTTGATAGAAACAATCCGGATATCTTTTTTGACAGCGCTATTCTAGCTGCGCTGATTGGCTCGTGTTGCTTCATCTATATCTCAAAAGGGGAAGATGATGAAGTTCGGTTACAAGTAATCGAAGCTAGCAATGCGACCGGGGTGATTGATCCTATCACTGGTCTTCTTGTGGAAGGTTATGCGGTGCTGGCTCGGGATGATTATGGTCAGGCAACTTTAGAGGCTTACTTTGAGCCAAATGCAACGCATTTCATACCGAAAGATGGGCGACCTTACTCAATCAGCAATCCGACGAATATTCCACTGTTGGTTCCTGTGATTCATCGTCCCGATGCGGTAAGACCGTTTGGTCGTAGTCGTATCACGAGAGCTGGCATGTATTATCAGAAATATGCTAAGCGTACTTTAGAGCGGGCGGATATTACGGCTGAGTTCTATTCATGGCCGCAAAAGTATATTCTGGGACTGGATCCTGATGCAGAGCCGTTGGAAAAATGGCAAGCGACAGTATCTAGTTTGTTGACTATTTCTGCTAGTGACAATGGGGAAAAGCCAAACGTTGGCCAGTTTAGCACTGCCAGCATGTCGCCTTTTACGGAGCAACTGAGAACGGCTGCTGCTGGATTTGCTGGTGAAATGGGCTTAACTTTGGATGATTTAGGCTTTGTGTCTGACAATCCATCATCTGTAGAAGCTATCAAGGCTAGTCATGAGAATTTGCGCTTGGCTGGGCGGAAGGCTCAGAGGTCGCTAGGAGCAGGTTTCCTAAATGTGGCTTATGTAGCTACTTGTTTGCGAGATGATTTTCAATATACCCGCAGTCAATTTGTGAAAACGAAAGTGAAGTGGGAGCCGTTATTTGAAGCGGATGCCAATATGTTGACGATGATTGGAGATGGTGCTATCAAGCTCAATCAGGCTGTGCCTGGGTATGTGGATGGTGAGACCATCCGAGACTTGACAGGTATCAAGGGTGCTGAAAATCCTGTTCCTGCTCCGATTGAGAAGGAGGTAAATGATGGTCAAGGATATCGTGCCGGAGTTGTTGACGAAAATTCAGACGGAATTTGAGGAGGCAAGGCTTGATAGCGAAGTGCTGAAGTCTCTCTTGTCAAAATTAGAATCTAAGTCAGCTGGTTATCTGGATGCGAATGAGTATGCTATTGAACTGGGGGAGATTCTTTCTAAGGCTCTGAGGGGCTCTGTAAGAACCTCTAATCTTCCAGACGGCAAAATGTATTACAATATCGCTAAAAGGCTGCTGACGGAGACGATGGGACGGAATTTCGAGCTAATAAGTGGGTATGCTCAGCAAGTTCAGAAAAATTTGAATGAAGAAGCTAAAATAGGGCTGAGAGTTCAAATTCCTGAACTAAATCAGGATAGGATAGCTGGTTTGGTCAATCGGATTTCCAGTGAAGCTGAGTTTAGTCAGATTGCTTGGATTTTGAAAGAGCCGATTGTCAATTTTAGCCAGAGCATTATTGATGATAGTATTCAGAAAAATGCGGAATTTCAGAAGAAAGTTGGGCTGGCTCCAGTCATTGAACGACATTCCACGGGACATTGCTGTGACTGGTGTCAATCGCTGGTTGGTAAATATTTGTACGGTGAAGAACCGCTAGGATTTTATCGAAGGCATCAACGTTGTCAATGCACCATTGATTATCATCCAAAAAATGGGAAGCAACAAAACTCTTGGTCTAAAAAATGGTCAAAAGAAAGTGCTGATGTCCTTGAACGGCGCAAGCAGCAGAATATTGATGTGCGTGATAATAACCGAAAGGTAGATATCCGAGAATACAAGAAGATTGTTGAAGTTTTGGGACAACAAAATGCACCTATTTCACTAGCGCAATTTCAGGAGTTGAAGTATAATGATGTTGAGAGATATGAACGCTTAAGAGATGTAGTCTACATCCAAGAAAAAATCAAAAACGGCACATGGCTGGATAAAATCAATCCAGAAAAGCAAGCTAGGCATATTCAGTCAACATCATCGTCTGGAAAGAGCTATTTTTATGATCATGTGGATGTTAATGCTCTGTACGATAAGTACAAGATGACTGGATTTTTAGAAACTAGTAGAAAAGGCGCTCAAACCAGCAATGAAAAGGTTGATTTGTTTGAGGATAGGCCGTTAGGAATTGATGTTTATACTGGTAAGCCAGTAAATGCTATGACAATCAAATATAGCAAAACTGGCGCACACTTGATACCGACATACTACGAAAGGGGAGACTGATGGAACTTAAGAAATTTAATAACAAGGTTGTCAGAATTACTGATATTGACAACCAAACATTTGAAGGTGTCTGTCTGTATGAGGACAAGGATGTCTATGATGAAGAATTTGATGGGTTGTCCATTAAATCAGGAACCCGATGGACAAAACTCTTTGAGGATGAAATCAAAGAAGTTGAAATTATAGCATAAGCACGTTGACGGTGGTCAGGGTGCTTTTATTGTGCTTTGAAAGGAGAAATGATGGGAAAAGCGATTGATTTTTTAGAGAAAAAATCTAGTAAAGAGCGTGGCGCCTCTGTAAAAGAAATTTTAGAGGAAAATCTTACGGCAAGTAAAAATTATGAATCGGTTTTGGTTATTTCTTTGGACAAAGATGGAGAAGTAAATCTGGGATATAGTTATGAAAGTAGCTTACAGGCGTTGGGGATGCTTGAAGTTGCTAAAAACCATATTTTGAATAATGACAATTAGATCATCCCAGCGATAGGGTTATCATGCGATGACGATTGAAAGGAATGTGGAATGGCGAGGAAGAAACTTGGCAATCAGAATCCTACTCAATCGGTGATTTTAAAATACGTCAAGAAAAATTCAAAAGCTAAAGAAGCGATTGAACTTTACGAACGGACTGGTCTTTCTTGCTATGCTTGGCAAAAGAATCTTTTGCTGCCTATGATGGCTGTTGACAAGAACGGTCTTTGGGTGCATCAGAAGTTTGGTTACTCTATTCCTCGTCGTAATGGGAAATCTGAAATCCTTTATATTCTTGAAATTTGGGGCTTGCATAAGGGATTGAATATCCTGCACACGGCTCACCGAATTTCTACATCCCATTCCTCTTTTGAAAAGGTCAAGCGATACCTTGAGAAAATGGGATATGTGGATGGTGAGGATTTTAATTCCATTCGGGCGAAGGGGCAAGAGCGGATTGAACTTTATTCAACGGGGGGGGTTGTCCAATTCCGTACCAGAACATCAAATGGTGGTCTTGGTGAAGGGTTTGATATGCTGATCATTGACGAGGCTCAGGAGTACACAACCGAGCAAGAATCTGCTTTGAAATACACGGTGACAGATAGTGCGAATCCTATCACCATCATGTGTGGGACACCTCCGACACCTGTTTCAAGTGGTACGGTCTTTACTAAGTATCGTGAGACTTGTCTCTTTGGGAAAGGGAAGTATTCTGGCTGGGCTGAGTGGTCGGTTTCTGATGAAAAGGAAATTGACGATGTGGAAGCTTGGTACAACTCTAATCCATCCATGGGCTACCACTTGAACGAGCGTAAGATTGAGGCAGAGCTTGGTGAGGATAAGCTGGACCATAATATCCAACGTTTGGGATTTTGGCCAACCTATAATCAAAAATCGGCTATTTCTGAAACGGAGTGGAATGAGCTCAAGGTGGATGATGTGCCAGAATTGTCTGGCAAGCTGTCTGTTGGTATCAAGTACGGTCAAGATGGAACGAACGTGGCATTGAGTATTGCTGCACGGACCAAGGATGGCCGTTTCTTTATCGAGACAGTCGATTGTCAATCCGTTCGTAACGGAAATGAGTGGATGGTTGCTTTCTTGCGTCAAGCCGATGTGGCTCAAATTGTCATTGATGGCGCAAGTGGTCAAAAGATCCTAGACGAAGAGTTGAAGGACTACAGAATCAAGGATGTGATTCTGCCGACGGTGAAGGAAATCATCGTGGCCAATGCTCTTTGGGAACAGGGTATCTACCAGAAAACCATCTGTCACGCTGGCCAGCCATCGCTATCAAAAGTAGCCACTAACTGCGATAAGCGGAATATTGGCTCAAATGGCGGCTTTGGCTATCGATCGCACTTTGACGACATGGATATTTCTTTGATGGACAGCGCCTTGCTTGCGCATTGGGCTTGTGCTACGACCAAGCCTAAGAAAAAGCAAAAAATCAGTTATTAAAACGAGCGGTCTTGTGACTGCTTTTTTTGATGCCAAAAATTACCGAACTGCCGGGAAAGCAGGAGAAAGGAGACATGAGAATGTCAGATTTTAAACCAATTACTACACAAGAAGAATTTGATGCTGCTATTAAGGCTCGCTTATCTCGAGAGAAAGAGAAATATGTCGACTATGACCAGCTCAAATCTCGTGTTGAAGAGTTGGAAAAAGAAAATGGTGGCTTGAAGTCAACAATTGAAGCTAATCGTCAAAGTAAGGCGGATGATGACAAGCAACTTGAAGAGTTGCAGAATAAAATCTCTGGTTATGAGACGGCTAGTCTGCGAACTCGGATTGCGTTGCAATATGGATTGCCTTACGACCTTGCAGATCGTTTGCAGGGAACTGATGAAGAAAGCTTCAAAGCAGATGCAGAGCGCTTGGCTGGGTTTATGAAGAAATCTCAACCAACTTATCCTGTTGGAACAAATGAACCTAGCTCGATTGATGAAAAAGATGCAGCATTGAAAGGAATGCTGCACAAAATGAGAGGAGAATAATTTTATGCCAACACTACAAACAGGGGATCTATTCCCAGTCGAAACAGTACAAGATATCTTTAGTAAGGTAAAGGGGCATTCCACTCTTGCAAAGCTTACTACTCAAGAACCTATTCCATTTTCTGGGACTGAAACATTTGTTTTCAATCTCGAAGGGAATGCTGAAATTGTAGGTGAAGGTTCCCCTTCAAATGCCGGAAGTGCAACTATGAAACCAAAAGTAATCAAACCTGTTTTGGTTACTTACCAAGCACGGGTATCAGAGGAATTTGTAAATTGTTCCGAAGAAAAACAATTATCTTACCTCAAGTCATTTATCGATGGCTTGTCTAAAAAAGTTGCACAAGCAATTGATATCGCTTCATTCCATGGGCTTGAACCAAAATCAATGACAGATGCTTCTTTCAAATCAACGAACTCATTTGATGGTTTGATCACTGGAAATGTAGTGACTTATGAAGCAGATAAAATTGATGAAAATATTGATACTGCTGTCGTAACCATCACAGCAAATGATTGCGAAGTAAACGGTATTGCATTGTCTCCAGCTGCAGGAGCGGCACTTGGAAAAATCAAGGTAAATGGGGTAGTCCAATATCCTGAATACCGTTTTGGCCAAAATCCAGGATCGTTTTACGGAATGAAGTCTGATATTAATAAAACATTGACTACCGTTGCAAGTTCGGCTAAAAAAGACCATGTTATCGTTGGTGATTTTGAAAATGCTGTCAAATGGGGATATGCAGAGGAAATTCCTCTTGAAATCATTAAGTACGGTGATCCAGACGGAGCTGGTCGTGACTTGAAACGCTACCGTGAAGTTTGCTTACGTACGCAAGTGTATGTAGGTTGGGGAATTCTTGACGAGCAGGCATTTGCTCGTGTGGAGGCTTAATATGGAATATATTAACAAAGAAACCTTAGTGACAATTGAAACAGATTGTAAATTGCTGGGCGACTGGATTCCCGCTGCTGAATTTGCAAAGTTACAAGAAGGACAAGCGGATGATTCAGAAAACCGGACTGTACCAGAGCTCAAGTCTAAGCTAGACGAGCTTGGTGTTGAGTACAGTGACAAAGCTAAGAAAGCAGAATTGATTGCTTTGCTAGAAGCGCATAAGGAGTAAGGTAAATGGGAGACTTTGCAACAGTTGAAGACCTGCAAACTTTGTGGCGTCTTTTAAAATCAGACGAACGCAAGCGAGCAGAGGCTCTGTTGAAAATTGTCTCTGACTCTCTACGTGTCGAAGCTAAGAAGGTTCGAAAAGACTTGGATGTGCTTGTGGCTGAGGATTCGTCTTTTGCCAGTGTGGTCAAGTCTGTTACTGTCGATGTGGTAGCTCGTACCTTGATGACCTCTACAGAGCAGGAGCCGATGACTCAGTTTGCTGAGAGTGCCTTGGGCTATTCGGTGAGTGGGTCCTATTTGGTTCCTGGCGGCGGTCTCTTTATTAAGGACTCAGAGCTCAAACGCTTGGGACTAAAGAAACAAAGATTTGGGGTGATGGAGATCTATGGGACGAATTAAGGGAATTACCGTGATCTTAATTGACAAGGTCAAGACAGGACAGGATGATTTTGGTCATTCCGTATTTGAAGATCGAGAAATTGAGGTTGAGAATGTGCTAGTACAGCCAACCTCAACAGATGATAAAGTCAGCCAGCTCAATCTTACTGGCAAGGTAGCTGTCTATACCTTAGCAATCCCTAAAGGTGATACCCATAACTGGGAAGACCGAGAAGTCTTATTTTTTGGTCAGAGGTGGCGGACTTTTGGCATACCAACCGAAGGGATTGAGAGCTTGATTCCGCTGGACTGGAATAAGAAAGTGACGGTGGAGCGGTATGGCTAGTATGAAAGTCAAGCTAAATGGTGCTGGTGTCGGTGCCCTGCTGAAATCGAGCGAAATCCAAACTCTACTGAATCAAGAAGCTACTAAAATCCGTAGTCGATGTGGTCCAGGCTATGAGCAGGATAGTTATGTCGGGAAGACGCGGGCAAATGCGATGGTCTATCCCAAAACCTATCAAGCTAAGAAAGATAATCTACGAAATAATACTTTGTTGAAGGCGGTGCGCTAAATGATTGAAATCATCATCAAGAAATACCTTGACGGTCATTTAGATGTACCGTCATTTTTTGAGCATGAAGCAAAGATGCCAGCCAGTTTCGTCATCATTGAGAAGACTGGTGGTAAGGAGCGGAATTATTCTGGAAGTGCGATTTTTGCCTTCCAGAGCTACGCTCCGAGCATGCAGAAAGCTGCTGAGCTCAATGTCAAAGTGAAGCATGCTGTGAAAGGCTTGATTGAGCTGGACTCAATCAGCGGTGTCCACTTGAACAGCGATTACAACTTTACGGACACAGAAACTAAACAATATCGCTATCAGGCGGTGTTTGATATTAACTATTACTAAAGGAGATATTGCAATGGCATTGGAAGCTAATGTAACAACTGCGAAACCGAAGGTTGGTGGAGCAGTACACTCTGCACCGCTTGGCGCAAAATTGCCAGTCGATGCGACAAGTAAGCTAGATGCTGCTTTTAAGTCTTTAGGTTTCATCTCAGAGGATGGTGTGACAAATAACAACTCACCTGAATCTGAAGATATCAAGGCTTGGGGTGGCACTATCGTCAACTCTTCTCAGACCGAGAAGAAGGACACATTCGTCTATACCTTGATCGAGGGGCTCAATATTGATGTCCTGAAAGAGGTTTATGGGTCTGAAAATGTTTCAGGGGATCTTGCTGCTGGTATCACCATCAAGGCTAATTCAAAAGAGCTGGAAAATCACTGTCTAGCTATTGAAATGATCTTGAAAAACGGTGCTCTCAAACGGATCGTGATTCCTTCTGGAAAGGTCACTGAAGTCGGAGAAATCACCTATAAAGATGGCGAAGTTGTTGGCTATCAAACAACTATCACAGCGTTTCCAGACGCTAACGGAAATACTCACTACGAATACATCAAGGGGGCTTAATAAATGGCAAAACGCAAACGTAAGAAACGTAATCATGGTGCACAAGGAAAAACATTTAAAGGGAAAACTTCGACTGGTTTTGCCTTTGAAATCACGCAGGAACGATTGGATAACTATGAACTGCTGGAAGCAGTGGCAGAAGTGGATAAGAATCCCGCTGTTTTGCCAACAGTTATCAATCTGATGTTGGGTGATAAGGCTCAGGACTTGAAGGACCACGTCCGAACAGAAGCTGGGATGGTGCCAACAGGGAAATTGATGCAGGAAGTGGAAGAAATCTTTAAGAGCAGGACGCATCTAAAAAAATAGCCCTCCTTGCTAGAATGATCGATCTGGATGAAGACGCTCTCATCTGCGATCTAGCTGAAACCTATGTCTTTTATGATTATGGCCAGCTCCCTGCTCAACGGGTAGCTGTCTTTGCTTTTGGTTTAAAAGAGGACTCTCGGATCAAGATGGCCTTGAGTAATCAGAAGGTGCCTTTTGAAACCTTGCTGATGGCTAGTACGCTGGATAGGCTATCAACACTTGTCTGGTTTAAGACCAAAGATGGTCAAAAGGGTGCGAACAGGCCAACTATGATAGCTCAAAAACTGATCGGAGAAGAGAAAGAAAGGGATGAGATGGTCTTTAGTTCTGGTGAGGAATTTGAAGCGTATCGTCAACGAATTTTAGCTGAGGTAGGAGGTGAGAAGTAATGGCTACAGAAATCGCACAAGCATATGTGCAGTTGATTCCATCTGCGAGAGGAATAACTGGGAAAATCCAAGCTATTCTAAATCCAGAGGCATCGGCAGCTGGTCAAAGCGCTGGCCAATCGCTAGGAGCTAGCTTGGTCAGCGTGGCGACAAAAGCGATAGCAGCGGCTGGGATTGGTAAGGCCTTTTCAGCGGCTATTCATGAGGGGGCAGCTCTCCAGCAATCTCTGGGAGGGGTTGAGACTCTTTTCAAGGGTAGTGCTGATACTGTCAAGAAATATGCTGCTGAAGCTTATAAGACAACAGGTCTGTCAGCCAATGCTTACATGGAGAATGTAACAGGCTTCTCTGCGAGCCTCTTACAATCGTTAGGAGGCGATACAGCGAAGGCTGCTGATGTGGCCAACATGGCCATGGTGGACATGTCCGACAATGCCAACAAAATGGGTACGGACATGGGACGAATCCAAGATGCTTATCAAGGGTTTGCTAAGCAGAACTACACCATGCTTGATAACCTAAAGCTTGGATACGGCGGTACTAAATCCGAAATGGAACGGCTCTTGGCTGACGCTGAGAAACTGACTGGCGTCAAATACGACATCAACAATCTGTCTGATGTCTACAATGCCATCCATGCTATCCAAGAAAATCTGGATATTACAGGGACGACTGCTAAAGAGGCAGCATCAACCTTTAGTGGTTCCTTTTCTGCCATGAAGGCAGCGGCGCAGAATGTGCTTGGGCAGTTGGCCTTGGGTCAGAATATTTTGCCAGCATTACATGCTCTATTTGATACTACCAAAACATTTCTGTTTGATAATTTCATTCCGATGATTGGAAATGTGTTTTCTGGTCTTGGATTGCTATTAACAGAAGGGATTAGCAAGATAGCTTCTGAGTTATTTGGAGATGCTTTTGGAAGTGCGGTGTATGATCAATTATCAAGGGTCACAGGAATTTTCCAGACTTTCTTTGACATGATTTTTGGCTCCTTAAACAAACAGGATAACATCGATATTCTGAAGGTGCTAGGTTTTAGTGATGATGCAGCGAAACAAATTGTCAACATAGCAGATAATATCCGTGTCACTTTTGAGAATGTCGGGGCGACTATTGGCAATATCGCTGGGATTGTTGGTAGTTTTATTGGAGATTTACTTGGCATCGCTGGTAGTGAGCAGGGAGTTAATCTTTTAGGAAGTGCTTTTGAAGCAGTTACTGGTTTTATCAGAGGGGCTGCTGAAAAGCTGAAAGATTTTACTGGATGGCTGAAAGATAGTCCAGTGGCTTTAGATACTCTAAAATCGGCTGTGGTAGGTATCACTACAGCTTGGGCTGGGTATAAAAGAGTTATGGCTATTATCAAAGGATTTGAAGCGATTCGGAACGCTACTTTAGCAGTTACAAATGGTTTGATGCTTGCTCAATTTGTGCGGACAGGAGCTCTTACGGCTGCTGAAGCTGCTAATGCTGCTGCAACAATGGGAGCAAGCGGAGCGTTTGGTATTTTTAATGCGGTTCTATCCGAAAATCCGATTGGAATCATTGTAACAGCTATTGCCGCTCTTACAGCTGGACTAATCTGGTTTTTCACTCAAACCGAAACTGGCCGTCAGATTTGGGCTGCTTTTGTTGATTGGATAAAGGTGGCTTGGCAGGGAATAGCCGAGTTTTTCACTGGTTTATGGTCTGGCATTTCTGAAGGTGCCAACAACCTTTGGAATGGAGTGTCTGAGGCTTGGAGCTCAGCGGTTGAAAATATTAAGAATTTGTGGAACGGGATCGTTGTATTTTTCGATGCTTTGTGGTTGACAGTACAAACGGCTGCTTCGATTGCCTGGAATCAATTTACTACGACGATCATGTCTATCGTCCAGCCTTTTATTGATGGATTTTTGAATCTGTGGAATGGTGTCTCAAATGGGATTTCTCAGATTTTCGAAGGCATCAAGATGGTCTTTCAGGGAGCCTGGGAGTTTATCAAATCGATCTTCTTAGGTGCAATCTTGGTCATCCTTGACCTAGTGACTGGAAATTTCACCCAGCTAGGTGCTGATCTAGGCTTGATTTGGGAAGGCATAAAAAATGGTGTTTCTCTGGTTTGGGAAGGTATTAAGGCCATTTTCATGGGCTTAGTCGATGCCATTGTAGGCTTCGGGAAAGCTGCATTTGAAAACTTTTCAGCTGCTTTATCTGCGATTTGGGAGTTTATCAAGTCGGCTGCTTCAGCGGCTTGGGAATGGGTTAAATCCACTGTAACAAACTTGATAACAGGTCTTGTACAGGGGGCGCAAAATATCTGGAACGGCTTTATGAACTTCCTGTCTGGCCTGTGGGAGAGCATCAAGTCAACGGCTGTGAATGGCTGGAATGCCCTTAAATCAGGGGTTATTTCTATCATAAATGGTCTTATCCAAGGCGCTCAGAATGCTTGGAATACCTTACAACAGGGTGTGACTAATGTGGTCAACAGTGTCACAAATATCTTTAAAGGTCTAGCTAATATCAATCTTTGGGATGCTGGCCGGGCTATCCTTGATGGCTTCCTGGGCGGTCTGAAATCTGCTTGGGGTAGTGTGACGGACTTTGTCGGCGGTATCGCAGGCTGGATCCGTGATCACAAGGGACCAATAGAGTATGACCGCAAGCTCTTGATCCCAGCAGGTAATGCTATTATGGGTAGTCTTGATGAAGGGTTGAGAGATAAATTTAAAGCGGTCAAGAAGACAGTCAGTGGAATGGCTGGTTCGATTGCTGACAGCTTTGAAGATGAAATCCTAGCTCCTGATCTTGGAGTTTTGGGAAACCGAGAGGTGGAAGTTGCCTTGACATCTGGTAAATTGCTGGATCAGATACTTAATACTGATCATAACCGAGATAAGGAGTCGGCACTTCTAGAAACCATCGCTAAGCTGGCTAATCGGCCAGTCATTGTGTCTCAGCAAGTAGATACGAGAGAAGTCTCTCAGATACTAGCGGAACCAATAGCTGAAGAACAAGAAAAGCGTCAGGCTATCCTGAACGCTGTGAATGGATTGGGGTGGGCTTAATTGATAAAAGTACATTTTAACGATGTTGAATTGACAAGATGGATTACTATTTTAGATGGGTTCACCGCCTTTAACGGTGCAGATTATGACCCGACTTTTCAAGATTATCCAACAATAAGTGGTGCAGAGTTTGTCAAGACTCGAAAAAAATTGAAGAAGATTTCTATCCCTTTTTATGTGGAATATAATAGCGTGGCTGATTATGATGCTTTACAGAAGGCTCTGAATGTATCAGAGCCGAAAAAGCTGACCTTCAGCCACCTACCTGATCGTGTTTTTTATGCGATACCTAGCGGAGACCTAAATTTTAAAGAGATTCGATTTAATGGTAAAGGGACTATCAATTTTACAGTCGCAGATGGTTTAGGACATGCTTTAAATACTAAACGCTTTAATTTTGCTAAAAATGATCAAGGCGTTTGGGAAGCTACAATTGTCAACACTGGCAGTGAGCCTGTACCTATCAACTACAAAATCAAGCTCAAGAAAGAGTCTGGCTTTGTCGCTATCGCTAGTAAACTTGGCGTAATCCAGTATGGGAAATTTGAAGAGACTGACTATGCTAGAGAAAAGAAGAATATTACTCTAGCTAGCAATCAGGGCGGAAATTTTGCTAACTGGCAAAATGGCACTGTATTTTATGAAAATCAAGGAAAGAAGGCTGTCACAACGATGTCAGCCGATACGGCTTTTAATGGACGGGTGGGTCTTTTACCTAGAGACTTTAATAATACAGGGAATAATCCCTTTTTCGGTGCTATAAAGGAGCTCAACTTGTCTGTAGGAGCTACAGAATGGTACATCTGGGCACGAGTTTGGTTTGAAACTGGGCTGATGGGGCAGACAGGCGCTTGGTGTTTGGCTGTTGTAGATAATTCTAATCGTTTTATCGCTGGGATGGCTATTGAGAAACATGACCGAGTTGGGAACCTGGCTAGCGTTTATTTTTTGCTTGGTGATGGAAAGGGAGGAAGTCATATCAAACATAAGATTGACTTTACTCCTAGCTTTTGGGTAGCAGATAACCCATACGGAACTGAAGCTAGAAATCAAAATAGGAATATGTTTGACTTGCGAAAAGAGGGTGATAAGGTCACTTTCTTTTGGTATGGTCAGTATTTCTCTTATTTTGAATCAGGAATTAAGAATGTAGAAGCTACCAAGGTGCAATTTTTTTGCGGGCAGATAAATGGTAGAAACACGAATGACCAAATCGTCACACATCAGTATTTGAATGATTTTTCATTTTTTAAGCTGAATGTGCCTTTTTGGCGCGATGTACCTAATCGCTATCCTGCATTATCTGAACTTTTTATCGATGCTAGCGGTGAGATCAATCCGGATGAACCGGGTAGGCTGTATGTCAATGGCTTACTAGCTCCTGATGATGAGATTTTGGGGTCACAGTTTTTTTTAGCACCGCCTGGAGAAACAAAAGTACAGCTGTTAGTCTCTAGCTTCTCTGAGGTGGCTAGTGCCTATGCTGAGATTGAGGAGGCTTGGACTTAGTGAAAAACAATGTGAGAATTGCTATTAGAGACTCAACTGACACGCATGTTGTCGGTTTTTTTGATAATCAAAATGGAATTAAGTATCATGCAGCCGATCTGACTCGTTTTTTGAAAGGCTCGTGTAGTTATCTGGTCATCAAATATCGCTCAAAGGACATCACAAAAGTAAAAAGTGGTTGCCGTTTGGCATTTAGATATAAGGGAAAAGATTATTGGATGACTATCAAGTCTGTCAAGAAGACAGGCTATCAGATGGAAATCACGGCTTACTCTTTGAGTCTGGAAGCTAATGAGGAGAAGCGAGGAGCTTATAAGGCTAGCAGAGCTATGAGCATCCGAGAGTATGTGGATGTTTTTGATCCTGAGCATTCACTTGAAGTCGGAATTAACGAGATTGCTGATAAGACCATTAAGCTAGAATGGTCTGGGACTGACACGGTGCTAGCTCGACTATACTCTATCGCTAATAGCTTTGGAGCTGAGCTGGAGTTTGTAACGGAGCTTAACAGCGACTACTCGCTGAAACGGCATGTCCTCAATATCTACCGAGCTGGAAATCTCGGCAAGGTCAAGACTGGACTTCCTATTCGAGTAGGAAAGGACTTGAAAGTCATTAACTACTCAGATGATATCAATGACATCAAGACGGCTATCAGAGGGAGCGGAAAAGACGGCTTGACCATCGCTGGTCTTGATAAAAAGATCTATGATGATAAGGGGAAACTCCTCTTTTACAGTCAAGGAAATACTATCTACGCTCCACAATCTCGCGACCAATTTCCTTCCATCACCAAAAAGACAGATGATGGCTGGATCGTGCTGGAAAATGGAGAGACAGAGCATGACTCGAAAGAGTCTCTCTTTGGTTATCTGTTGGCAGAGCTGAAAAAGCGCTGTGTCCCTAAAATTGCTTATAGCACAGAGGGAAAAGTAAATGGTGAGATTGGCGACACATTGACGCTGATTGACTCAGAACATTATGATCCCCCCCTCTATGTCCAAGCGCGCATCAGTGAGCAGACAGAGTCCTTATTAGGCGCTAATACAGACAAAACTACTCTAACAAACTTTGAACGAAAGTCTAGCCAGATAGCTAGTGAACTGCTGAAACGAGTAGAGGAGCTGGCTGAAGAGGCAACTCCCTACGTTGTCAATCTCGCTACTGATAACGGCCACATCTTTAAGAACAACCAAGGTGAATCCACAGTCTTCCCAACGCTCAAAAAAGGCAATAAGACCGTGGAATGTACCTGGAAGTGGTTGATTGACAACGAGGATTTTGGACAAGCTCCAAGCCACAAGGTCACAGCAGCAGGGATGAGAGAATCGCTCACTTTGACGGCTATAGCCTTGGTAAACGGTCAGGAAGTAGCCAGAGAGCAGTTGACTTTTACTAATGTCAACGATGGCCAAAATGGAGCTAAAGGAGACCCTGGGCCGCAAGGACCGAAAGGTTCTACTGGAGCAACCGGAGCCAAAGGTGACAAAGGAGAGACAGGAGCTAGAGGACCTCAAGGTGAACGTGGGGCTCAAGGAGCTACAGGACCACAAGGGCCAAAGGGAGAGCGAGGAGACCCAGCTGACACCGCTGAATTAAAAAAAGCTGTGACAGCAGCTCAAACCCAATTGACAGATGTCAAAAATAATCTGGAAGGGGTTAGGGTGAACCTAACACAGGCTCAGAGTCAGTTGACTAGCAATATTAGTCAAATCCGCTCGGATGTTGGCTCTATCCGCACCAAGCAGTCTCAAACTGAAACCGAAATCGGCAAGCAAGTACAGACGCTAAATGCGGCCAAAACAGAGCTTGCGGGCGTCAAATCAGCTCAGTCAACGTTTGAGCAGACGACTACCCGCAGACTAGCAGAGCTGGCTAACGTGGCCGATGGTAAAGCTAATAGGTCGGAGCTCGTGCAGACCGCCGAGGAGCTGAAAAGTAGGATAGCGAGTGTGCATTTAGGCCGTAGAAATCTGTTAAAAGGCACAAAAGAGCTAGCGAGATACAAGCCAGCTAGCGAATACAATGGCTTTAAGGTCATCAGGACGGTTGCAGGAGCAACCAGCTATCGTGATAGCTATACGGAAAGAACGGTCACCTCAACGACTGGTACAGAGTATATTGCTATTTTTTATGCGAGAGCTAGCGAAAATGACTATCCTATGCGGTGTCATTTTTATAGCCCAAACACCGTCACGTTATCTGAAAATAGTAGTGGATATACGTCAAAATCATCAGATGGGTTGTCTATCATCCGTCTCTCAACAGACTGGCAATTGTGCTGGGTTAAATGGACTCAAACCGCAATAGACCAAGCCAAAACGGTCATTATTGGCCGTCATGGTCCGCAAGTCGGAGGTAAAGAAGGGGCTTGGGTCGAAATCTGCGCCCCTGCCCTTTTTGAGGGCAACCTTGTCGGTGACTGGTCACCAGCACACGAAGACCAAGACGAGCGAGTCACAGCGGTCGAGTCCAGCTTTAAACAACGAGCCGACTCGCTCGAGGCTGGCGTGAACCGCTTGACTGAGGGACTCAGTACCAAAGCGGACTCAAGCGCCCTGACCTTGCTCTCAGATAGGATATCGGCATCTGTCAAATCTTTGGAGACTGACACGCAGAACAAGCTTAACCAAAAGCTCAGCTCTGCTGACTTTGAGTTACGAGCAAGCGGAATCCGTCAGGAAATCGTCAATGCCACGAAAGACAAGGCCGACAAGTCCTTGGTCACGGCTGAGGCTGGGAAACTGCGTGAGGAGCTGGCAAGCCTGCAGGTCGGCGAGAACCTCTTTATCAACTCAGAATTTAAAAATCTGCGTGACAATAACCAGCGCTACACAGCTAACGGCAAAACCTATCAAAATATGATTGCTCCGTATTGGTACAATCCATATAATGCAGGTCTACCAAATGCTCAAAGTATCCAGCATGGGTATTTTGACACGGAAACGTTTAGTGATACTGTCTTTGCTTTTAACGAGAGCGATGGCACCCGTCATTGGAAAGCACTGTCAACTGATTTTAAAATTGAAGTCATCACGGCTGGAGAGTATTACTTTTCTGCTGATTTGTATGCGACTGATTTAGGCACTCATATCAAATTTGGATTTTACTATCACAACTCGACTGGCAAACTAAACTTTTACGCAGGTCAAACAAAAATTGAAGTTACCGAAAAAGGTCGTTGGGTACGGTTAGGAGCACCGTTAAAGGTCAATGATGACATTGACCTGACCAAAAAAGTCCAATTTTATATTTACGGCTATAACTTTAGCACCAACTCGATTTTATATATCAAAAAACCAAAAGTATCAAAAGGTCGCTTAAAAAGTGAATGGAGCCCAGCTCTCGAAGACACCGAAGGCCTCATTACAGAGGCCAAGGCGACCTTCGAGCGAACAGCTCAGGGCTTGCGCACTGACCTGACGGCTGTCCAAGCTTACGTTAACGCAGACGGGACACGATCCGAGGCTCTACGCACATACTCCCGTGAGGAGACAGCCCGCCAGCTGACTGCCGAGCGCAAGCTTGTCGAGGCTGGCTACGTTGCCAAAGCGCAGCATACAGAGGACGTGCGGAGCATAAGCAGACGGTTTGAGGAGTTAAAAACCAGCTCTGATACCAAGCTAGCTGAGTTTAAGCAAGGCATTGACGGCCAACTGGCCAGTGTGCAAACTGCCATCAACACAGCCAACGGCTCGCTGACGAACTTCAACAGCTGGAAGCAGTCAGCTCAAGAGACCTTAAACAAGGTCGGCAGAGTCGAGACTGGTCTAAACGAGACCAAGACTAGTCTGGCAGAGTTTAAGCGGACGGCTGAGGGGCAGCTATCTACGATTACTCAACAGGTCGCTGGGAAAGTCTCTCAAACAGAGCTGAATCAGCGAGCTAATCAAATCACACAAGCTGTGCAAGAGCTTAGTAACTCGGTCCTCAGGAAAAGCCAAGTCAAAATCAACGAGGGCGGGATCATCTCTAGTGTTGAGAAGACCGTCAATGGCCAGACCTTGGCTAGTATGATTGCTCAAAGCCCGGAAAATGTTGAGATCATCGCTCGCTTGCTAAAAGTAAAAGGTGACATGATTGTTGACGGCTCTGTAACAGTTGACAAGCTGAATATTGAGGGTGAGCTATCAGCTTTGAGTGGTAAGCTTGGTAGAGTGACCTCTGGAGAAATCATCAACGAGTACGAAACGCCTTATACTAGAGGTGAAATCAGAATCGCTGACAACATCCAGATTACGAACCACAACAAGTCAGGGCCTCGCTCGAATTTGGGCAAGGAAGAAATCAAGATGCTGCCAAACGGCATTTTGATGAACGCTTACGACACCAATGAGAAGCCGGTCCATACGATGCGAGTGTCGCCTGACGTTATTTCGTATCAACGCCTTAACTACTCGCTGAAAGGCGGAGGGACAGGTTCTTGGGACTTGGCATATTCAAACGGATATTCCGCTCTCAATATCGATACAGTCAACCAGAAAATTAGGTTACAGGCTGAGTCTAGTTTAATGTGGGGCGTCAATGCTACGTTTTTGCGAATCGGGAATCTTGTGACGGTGTCTGTGACACGGATTATCTGCAATATCAACGAAATCATAGAAAATGGTAAAGCAAGAGAGAAAATCCCAAGCGGATTTCGACCTATTTCACAAACTCACTTAACCCTGACTGGTAATTTTAACACGACTATTGACGCTACTTGCATTGTGCATTTGGAAACCGACGGAAGCATTCGTTACACCAACAACAAGAAAGGCGATCGAGTTTGGACTGGCACGGTCAGCTACACAACTGTTGACGAGTTTCCGCTTGCTGGAGATGTACCAAAAGGCAAAATCATATAGAGAGGTATTTATGGATAGTAGATTTTACAATCTTATGCTAGCTGAGTATAAAAATCAGTTAGCTGATAAAACTTTAGGAGAGGTCGAGTTAACCGCTCGGCTCATCCTAGAACAGGACAAAAACGCTGAATTGCAAGCGAAAGTTGAAGAGCTGGAAGCTTTGCTTGAAGAACAAACGAAACCAGCTGAAGAAAAAGGAGAATAACCATGACTTTAGAAATCGTAAAAACTACAAAACTCGTTGGAAGCGTGAAGGTTAACGATGCGGTCGTTAAGACCATCACCGCAGATATTGATGATAAAGGTGTAACTACGTTGACTGAATGGATCAATGACAGCGAGGCCTACGCGGCCAACCGTCGCGAAGTGCGGAAACAAGAACAGGCATTTCAGGACGCGGTCTATGCTGCTGAAGATGCGATTATCGCTGAGCTGGAAGCTGGAGCTAAGAAAAAGGGGTGATGAATGCAGGCTAACGTTTTGGAATGGTCGCACAGTTTGCGTGGCTTAATCGATACGCAGGATGAACTGATTGTGTTTACTTTAGCGCTCATTATGGGTGCTATGGCTATTGACTTCCTAACAGGAACTCTGGCCGCTAAGCTCAACCCAAACATTGAATTTCGCAGCAAAGAAGGGATCAACGGAATTATTCGCAAGATTGCTAGCATAGCTTTACTAGCTTTCTGCATTCCGCTGTCTATCTTGCTGCCCGAAGGAATTGGTCTGGGAGCTCTACAGATACTTTATTTCGGGTATCTGTTTTTTGAGCTAAAATCTATTCTGGAAAATTTCGACAAGCTCGGGATTAACACAACATTTTTTCGAGAGTTTATCGAAAAAATCTCAAGTTCGGGGAAAAATGATAAAAAATAGAATAAAAGAGCAGGCTCTGAAGCTTGCTCTGTTTGCTTTTGCTGCAGGCTACTTTTGGCTTGCAGCGTTTGAGAATTTGAAAGGAAAATAAAAAATGACAAACGTA